AGTGTTGCGATAGTCCATGTAGCCATTAGTTATTCTCCAGTTGTGCAACTCTGTTGCGTAGTGATTGAATTTCTTTAACAAGCATTGGGACTAGCTTTGAGAAGTCCACGCCCATCATGTCTTCAGGGTCTTCAGGTGCTGATACTGCTTCCGGTGCAACAGTGACAAGCTCCTGTGCAACCATGCCGTACTTCTGGTGTGAGCCGTCAGACTTCCAGTCGAACGAGCGTACTTGGATAGCGTCGATGTCATCAGAAGCAGAAGGTGCGTCTACAATGTTGTCTTTGAGGCGCTGGTCTGATGAGGTGTTGTAGGAAGTGGCGGAAGCTGTAGTTGATATAGAGCCAACAGCTCCAGTTGTTTGTCTTCCAAACGTAACTGGATATTGCGTGCCACTATTGGCTGTTACTAGCGTCACTCGACCAGTAGGTAAAATTTTAACTCCTATAGCAGTTGATGACGTTGTAGTAGTCCCAACCAACAAGTTGCCGCTAGATTCGAGGCGCATGCGTTCTGAGCCGCCAGCATGAAATCTAAAATCGTTTCTACATTTAATCTCAGAAGTACCAGTTGTATCAACGAAGCTAACGGCAACTTCTGTATCAGTGCTTTGAAATCTAGCACAATCATTATCTGAGCCAGAGTTTACGTGTAAAGCTCTAGCAGGACTGCTAGCGCCGATACCTACGGAGCCGCTAGAGTCGATGACTAAATCAGCGCCGCTTCCGCCGTGCTTACCTGACCCAATAAAAAAGCTACTGGAAGATAGTTCGTCGCTATCTCCTACGCCCATGCTGAATTTATCAACACCGCCCGACTGAAAAATTAAAGACTTTCTTCGGTTATCATCCGCGTTTACGTAAACATAGCCATTTTTGGTTGAGGCCGCTTCTAAAACTGCAATGCTTTCTCCAGAGGCGGCGCTGTTTATTACATGAAGGGCTGCTGTTTGCGAAGTAGTGCCGATACCTAAGCGTTCTGCAGAAGCATCCCAGAAGAGAGATTGACTGGTGCCACTGCTATTGTAGAAGCTGATGTCTCCTGTGCCTCCCACTAATAGACGTGACGCAGGTGTAGCCCCTGTCTTTACTCTAAATACACCATTAGCACTTACTTCTGCACCATCAATATTGTTTTCAGGAGTAAAATATCTATCTGAGTTGTATTGCAGTTTATCGCCCGCACCTAAAGTAATATCCCCTGCATTAGTAATACCACCAGCAGTCACAGTGCCAGTAAACGTAGGCGACGCCAGAGGTGCCTTGGTGTCTATCTGTGTCTGGATTGCTGAAGTCACACCATCAACGTAGTTCAGCTCTGCTGTGGTAGCTGTAACACCGTCCAGCAGGTTAAGTTCAGTACCCGTCGCAGTGATCGCCGTAGCACCCAGAGTCAGTGTGGTTATCGTCAACGCGCTTACAGTGTTACCCGTGAGCGCAGCGTTCAGGCTGGTGTCTGATACGTTGTTGAGATCCGCTCGCGCAAGCTCGAACCCACCCGCTGTGCTTCCGTCGTGGATATGCAGGCTGTCGTTTGTGGTGTTGACAGACACTTCCCCTTCGGCACCCGTGAAACTTGAATTTTGGGACGCCGTTCCTCTGCGCATTTGAAGTTGAGTAGCCATTTAAGTCTCCAGTGTGGGCCAGTCTTCTTCTTGAAGCTCAGGCCAGTTTTCGTGCGTTGTTAGGTCGCGCAAGGCTTGCCGATATGTTCGGTATTTTAGCTTATCCATTTCTGAGAGGGGCGAGTCATTTGCCTGCGTCCAATCAGTCTCTTTCAGTGACTCTTCCCTACGATGCCTAGCAACCTTCTCGTATGGGATTGTGAATTCTTGGTCTGACCCGCCTGTAAAAATCATCGCGCCAAAGCCTCCACTGAAATGCCGCTCAGGTTCCACGAACCAGACACAATGTTCTGCTGATAGCCGTAGACTTTAACATGGACTGTGCTGCCTCCACGCAACGAAACTGAGCGAGGGATTCGGTAAAAGCCAGAAGATGAGCCAGCCAACTTGACCGCGAAGTAGTAGAGGTTTTGGTCGCCGGAGCGAGTGCCGTTGATGTCATAGGCTTGGCCCAAAGTGTCGGTGCGCTGGATGTGTATGGTAATCATGCCAACGGAACTGCCGTAGAAAGTCCCACCCGCCTGAGACTCAAAACCAATAACGAAGTCTATGTTGTCTGCCGTTGTGAGGGATGTCGTATAGGTTAAGGTGGAAAGCTCATCAAGCGTCTGTGTTGAATACTTGTGGTATGGCGTAGTTGCAAGGAAGTTTGTGTAGCTCGTAGCAAACTGAGTAGCAGTCGCGAAATCATCAACAGCGCTCTTAATGGTTCCTAGTGCGTTGGATTTAATCTGCGCCGAATCGACGCCAGAATCCTTGATGACAAGGTTATTGTTGGCGTCAGTATCCATCGTCACATTGTCTAGCTTGATGACATCCGCATTTACAGTTCCAGCGGTTATTGTCCCAAGATCCGCAGAGATAGCCGATAGATTTGTCACGTCAATATTGCTTGCGGTTACAGCATTGGCGGCAATCTTTCCTGCGGTGATAGCGTCGGAGACAATGTTCACACTCTCCACAAACTCAAAGTTAGCTACCGCAGCGTCAATAGCAGCCGCAGTGATGGATGAGGTTTGAATCGCGCCGATAACCGCAGAATCAGCAAAGACCTCGCTCACATCTAACTTGGCAGCCGTGACTGCGTTGGCGTCTAGTGCCGCAGTGCGGACTTGCCCTGTAGTGAGGCTGGAAGCCTGTACCTGCCCGAATACCTGCGTCTGGAGATTTACTTGGTCATCTAGGTCGGCTGCTGAAATAGCAGAAGTCCAAGACGTACCGTTGTAGCGATACAGCTTGTTGTCGGTGGTTAACATCACCACGCGCCCAACGCTTAGGTTGGCGGTTGGCAGCGTACCCACCCGCTCTATCGGTCTAATGGTGTCGCTAAACAGATCCTCTGCTAACGTGCCTGACAAGTCTGTCGTAGCAACTAGTGTAGTGAACTCGGGAACCGATGAGTCATAGCGGTAGAGCTTCTTATCTGACGTAAGGAACACCACCGAAGGCCCAGTGTATCCCGTGGGAGACGGTAGGCTAGAAACCGCAGAAATCGGCTCAACACCACTAGCAAACGATGCGGCAGTGATGGAACCGGGGTCTGCGCTTGATGCCGTGAAGATGTCGGTAGACCACGCAGAGCCAGTCCAAACGTATAGAGTGTCTGTGGTCGTTAAAAGTTTAATCTGCCCAACATGCGCCCCTGTAACGCCGGAGAGGGTGCTTACAGGCTCAATACCAAAAGCATCGCCAGCAGCGAACTCATCTAAGACATCTTGGGCGAAGTCATCAAGAACAATCTTCTGTGTGGTAGCTGAGAACGAAGAACTGTAGCCAGATAAGTTGCCAGAGCGGTCAGCGCTACGAAGCCAGTAGTATCGGGTAACATCATTGCCCAATCCCGTCACCGTGTGCTGGTCAGACTTCGTGCGAACAATCAGGCTCGCGGATGCAAGGTTATCTACCGTGTTCTCGAATATCTCGACATACGCCAAATCTGAGTCGCTGGGCAATTCAAAGTTGAGCTTGATTTGCTGAATGCCGCCGGTAGCTGTGATGCTGGACGGAACGGCTGGCGCAGTCTGATCGCCTTGCAAGATTAAGTCTTCAGTGATGAAGCCAGAAACCTTGCCTGTCAGAGTGACCGCCCTCACCCTAAAGGTGAATGACTCCAACTCTTTCATGCCAGCAATGACAGTGCTGGTTCCGTATACGTTGATGGAAGAGAATGGTGTAGCACCACCGCCAAGGGCCTCATCCACCCCGCCGTAATTTAATTCAATGACTGTGGCGTCAGCAACAGAACCGTAATTCAGCGATTCGTTGTAGGAATCTGTGATTTGACCGTAATCAATCTCGCTCTCGGATGTCTGCTTAAACTCCACCTCGTAGAACGAAACGTAGGTGCTGACGCTAGGCGCAGTCCATGACACACGAACAGCAGGAAGAACAGAGCCATCATTACCCAAAACGGTGGTTTCTGTGAGGGTCAAAGCAGTTGGTGCGCCTTGTTCTGCTGTGTTGTCAACAATGTCCGAATAGTCAGGGTTGTTTGGCCCTACCGTGGCAACGATATTGGAGATATCTGAGTCTGGGTTGCGATCTGAGCGAACAAATGTGGCATCACTGTCACCACCGTAAGCCAGAGCACGAATCCAGTAGTACCTTGTGTCGCCTATTGCTAATGAGTCAATTGCGTTGGATGCATCGTGAATGAACTGAGTCCCGCGAGTCTCTCCAATCAACTGACTGTTAGCCCACGAGGAATTCGCAGAAGCGTAAATGGCAATAGTCTCGAATGACTTAGGGTTTGCTGGGTTAGTCCAGTTCAACTCAATGTTTTTGAGTCCCGAAGTAGCCGTTAGGTTTTGTGGGTCAGGTACTCCACGGAAAGCCTCAGTGATTATGCCCGAGGGAGCGAGGGTGCTGTATTCATTTGGCGTAGGATCGGCGTATGACCCCGAGTCATCTTCTAAGAGCGTGAGGTTAACCACGCCATCTTGCGTATCAGAGAAAGACCAACTAGCGCAACGGAACACCTTGTTGTTGTAGTTCAGTTCCTCAACAGTGACGGAAACTCTGTCCCCAACGTCAATTCTCAGTCCTGTTAAATTGGCAGGAAACGTCAGCACCTTTTGCTGGTCTGACATTTGCACTTGTTTGTGCGCGATCCTCTGAGCCATGAAAGAACTATTAGTGAAAGGTAGCTCTACGTCTTTGGTGAGAACCTCGTCGTTATCTCTGCTAACTGCTGCTGTAATTGATACCGCTGGCGCTTCGACAGATTTGTGGTTTTGGGCGGGGTCAATAAAAATCGGGCGGATTGTATTAAAACGCTGACCGCGTTCCACCGAAGTGTTAACCGTGATTGGCCCTGCAAGGTCATCTTCGGTAAGGCTCTCTGTGGGGGCTGCATAAATTCCCGCTCTGATTGTGTAGACGCCGTTGGAATAGACAAGACTTCCATTCATAGCAGAAAGGAGCTTGTTAATATTTGCTCGGTGAGTGTCTGTTGCGAACAAAACCCCATTTGCAGTGAAACGCTTTTGCGTCCCAAGGTCGGGCACATCCACCGTGACATCACAAGCATCAGCCGCAGTTTCTACCGCAGCCCAGTCAATCTTACTAACTGGAATGGACAGACCAAACTTGGTATCAGTCAGGTAATTAGCCACACAGAGAGCGGGATTGTCTGACCACTGCTGGTAGGCTGCGCTAGTAGGATTGGCCCCCGCACTCGTATCAAGTCGAGGGTCATAGATGTCTTTCTTGCCTTTGACCAAGGCTTTGATGTTCTGTGGCTTTTTTCTATCCCACACTTGCTGAGATGAGTCGGTCAAAGTCCACTTAGTTGAGATAGTGGCAATCCCACGAGTTCTGTGGGCAGCGCTCCAATTCACATCCACAAAGGGTTGAAGGAGCGTGTCGTAGGTCTGGTCGCTTGCGCCTAGCCGTCGATTAATTTGGGTTATGGTGACTGAAGGGTCATCAGATGTTGGGCCGTATGCCCCAGCGGTTACGTTTGTGCCGCTAATCTGTGCGTCAGTTATAACCTCTAGGTCGAAGTGAACGTCTGTGATGTCCTCCACCTCATGCCCAGTGAGGGCGATGGCGTGGTATAAGTCTTTATTGTCTGTCCCGCCCAAACCAACAAAGAAAATAGGCCCAGATACCAGAGCTTCACCATAGACCATCTTCTGGCTTTCGATGGTTCCACGAACTGTCTGCTGTCTTGTCTTGTCATTATCCGCTTGTGGTATTGATAGATCCGGCATCAACCCTTTGAGGGCGGCGTTAGCAACAGCAACTCCAGCAGCAATCGTTACAGCACCAAGTACAGCCAAAGCCGTTTGTGTACCTGCTACGGCATAAACAGCTCCGGCTGGAACACCGACAGAAGCCGCAAAGCCCGCTACTGCTGAGCCAACCTTGACTAGAAATGGAGTGATCTGTGGCATTCTATACGCTCCATCCTGCTATCAAGTATCGGTCTGGAATCTGTGTCATGCCTTTTTCAGTTAAGCAGACCACCTTATCCGATAGCTTTATCCCGCACACCTGACCAATCATCGGGATATCAACAATGCAAGGGTCGCCGTCTTTTATGTCAGAACTGACATCACCCAAGATGCTGCCGATAAAGTCCACAAGCTCACCCTCTCGTCCTACCAGTAACTCTGCCTGCGCTTCTGATTCATACTTGAACCGCTCTGCGTAGTCCTTGCCGGTTATCTCTTTCACGATAAACGCGGCAAACTGGCAGCAGTCGGCATCGCCATAACTGAACTCTCGGCGCTTCCACTTGTTTAATGCGGTATGAACTTTCATCAAAATCTAAAGGTTTCGCTGAAATCGCTAGGGTCTACAGTTCCGTCAAATGGCTTAAATGTTCCCTGTCTAGGTGTCCCGATAATCGCGTTAGATGCGGCATCTCCCCACCTCAACTTCGCGCCATCGATATCAGCCATTAGGTCAAAGCCTAAGTCGCCAGCAAAGTCCTTCTGTAATTGAGCGCTGGTATATTTGAGATTGGATGCCTTGTTGAATCTGGCAAGCTCGGACTCAGCGGTCAGCGAGATCACGTCTCCGCTCTCTGCTCCCACCGATACTATCATCTGATCCATCGCACCCTCCCACACCACCGTGGGATCAGCAATCAAGTCATCACTAGCATCTAAAACACCAAGGTAAACTGTGACAGGTTGCAGGTAGTAATCTTCAGTCAGTGCGGCGGCAGATACGTTTGGATCTAATCCGCTCAGGGAGAGAGTTATTTTGTAAGGGCTGACATCTGCGCCCTCCTCGATCTGGCTAATTTGTCCCAGGTCACCAGTGCCTAGCCAGTCCTCACCACCCCAAGTGTAGGTGCCGATGGAGTTATGCACATACAAAGTCCCGCTTGGGAACTCCAACTTAGCAAACGTAACCAGTACAACATGCTGTGCTGATAATGCCGTAAGGACATTGGATGGAAAGCCTCGACTCATGCCAGAACGTCCTCCACCGCTTCAATGTTGAATGTGGACGTTATATTCACTTGGGTATCCCATGACGCTGGGCCTGCCAACATAAACACCCCGCTCACTGGGGCAGAGTAATCCACTTCCACACTGTCTGCTGGCGTCTTGCGAATAGGTGGAGCAATTGAGAGCGTCACATTCCCAGCGGCATCACTATTGGCATCTGCCACAACCATATGTAGCTCATTGTTGAAACTGACGTAATCACCTGCTCGAAGGTAGTTTGAGACGTTAGCTGTCGCACCATTGCACACCAGACTGGTGCCCGATTGGCTACCACCGTTGACTTGTAACGTGCCGCCACCCGCACCCCGTCGAGTATAGGAATGGTCATGCAAGGTGAAGCGATGCTGCTGCCCGTTTAATTTAACCAGAAACGCCTGCATCTCTTGGCGGTCATCACCTGAGAGGTTTCTAAACTGCAAACTGGCCCGCCAGAGCGAACCCTTGCGAGACGTGGTCTGGACGGCATTGGTTAAGGGAGACTGAAACGTGCGAGTGTTAGCCACAAGCTCAAACGTGTTGGTCGTTGGGGTGATACTTGGGAAGGTGAAAGTAGTCATTAGGCAAATCTTCCCCTTCTCATAAGATCTTGGATTGTCATTATAGTCTGTTGGCTAGACTGAGCCATAGCGGTTTTGATCTTCTGTTCGACATCAGCGCCTGATCCTCTAGCGTCCACGTTGTTGATAACGGTCACACCGCCACCCATCTTCTTGTTTGGAACTATTGAGCCAGACTGATTGGGCACGAACATCTCAGGCCCACGCTCTCCAACCATGTACGGCTGACCAGATTGAACAGGGCCGCCAATGGCTTTGCCGGTTAAACCTTTGGCAAAGGATAAAAAGCCGCCAGTGATCTTGTCGATGATGAACATTTGGATCATCTGCGCAATCATTTCTAACGCCATCTTCTTAAATGCTTCCTTCAGGGAGGTGGTGCCTTTGACGACTCCCATCAACCCGTCAGACATGTTCTTCATGGTCTTACCTGCTAAATCATCCAACTGTTGTTGAACTGTTGGCAGGTTGTTTTGTAGCTTCTCGAAACTTTCATTTAAGCGGTCAGCTATGGTCGGCGCTCCAGCATCCTCAGCGCCCAAGCCAGTCGCCGCGTTTTGAATTCCAGCTATCGACTCAGCCGCTTTGCGGTTGGCGACAATGAATGCTTCCATGCTGGTAGATAGTTCTAAGCCTGGGTTGATCGCCTTCAGAGCTTCCAACTCTTGAGACAGAACGGCGATATCTTGAGGCAGATTCCCCATAATTTGAGCCGCACTCTCAGATATAAGAGGCATCCCAAGGAAAGCGGCGATCTTGTTGTATATGTCGATAAAAGCCTGCAATGGTGGAATC